TGCTTGTTTTCTTTTTGCAACACTAAGATAAGTGAAAATTCTGACATGGCAAAATCCTGGGCAACTTTTTGTTGCTCAGGAACTTATAAATAAAGTTAAATTATAGTGTTGCGGAATTAAGGATAAATTTTTTAGGCATAGATTTTATTCTGCCTAAAGATGATACCTCATAAAGACCTTCATAATCTTTAATAGGCTTCCAAATTTCACTACTCATTATTTGATATAATTTTGGTATCGGTTATAAGTTCTCTGTTTTCCTCCAAGAATCGGATAAATTCCTCACAATGGTTAGTGAGAATGGGTATATCACGCTCCGGATTGAAAACGTATGTTTCTGTATAGGTATCTACCACATAACCGCCTTTGTTGAACTCTACAATGTTATACTCAAATGTCCGTACATCCGAACCGTTCTGCATCAAAGCATAAGGATAAACAAGGTGTTGATGGTGGTCTTTGAACTTCCCTACGGTATAGCTTCCGGTTGTTTTGATGTCGTGAACACTGGTAGGCATCAGTTCGTCAATCAAACCATAAACCAATACACTACCGTATGCAGTAGGCAAGGTGGCTTCTACTCTTTGTTGGGTTAATGCTCCTTTGTAGTAGTTGGCAAACTCGCGGCAAAGGTCAATGTGAAAAGTGAAAGTGCGATTGTTGTAAACAGCTTTTATCCCGTAAAGTTTTCCGTCATCGTGATATGCCTTGCTAATTTCCATTATAGAAGATTTACGGTTCTCAATCATACAATCAATTATTTCCCCAAAACACGTTCCTCTATCAGCAGCTTCACTATCGAAAGGTACTCTATTTATCCTATCAATAAGAGATTGGAATTGTTTTTCCCTAAACTCATCCTCATCGCATGGGGGATTATCAGAAAAAGCGTAATATTTTTGATATATCTTATCACTATCTATATAATTTTGATAAGAATCCAGCAACGTTGAGTATATTTTGTAAGATATTTTACTCATTCTTATACCTCCATTTGTAACCACCTGCTGTAAGGAAGCTTCTTCTACCTATACAGCAACTGATAATATTAGCATTGTTAATACCCGTTTGTCTTTCAGCCTCTTTAGCACTTTCAAATGTACTTATTAACGTACCATCCTCTCGACACTGAACAACGGCTTTTGACATCTTCGGGTGATTTATTTTCTTTTTGCTAAACCGTTCGTTTCTTGTTCCGTAATTAGCATTGTATCTCCATGTGCACCATTCTAAGTTAGAAACAGAGTTATTGCTTTTAACCTCATCTTTATGATTTACACATGGTAAATTTTGCGGATTAGGAATAAACGTTTCGGCAACAAGTCTATGAAGAGATTTATATTCAACTTGTTGTTGTTTCCATAGTGATATTCGTAAATATCCACTCCATATTTTATTAGGCTTAATTATCTTTCCTGTTATCTTTCTAAAATTACCATACCTGCTTTTAATAAGCCTATCTAAAGAGCGAACTCTACCAAGGGTACTTACTTGATAGAGTCCTTCATAACCTTGAATGTCTTTCCAAATCTCATTAGGCTGCATCTGAGTATATTTTAGTTTCCTTATTGAATATCAGTCCCAAAGCCTTTACCTTTGCAGCAAACAAACTTCTCGCCATCATCAAAGAACTACCAACATGTTCAAACTCATTAATCTGGGCAGCGAACTCATTAGCGGACTTGGCATCAGTTATAAATTCGATACTTTCTTTGATTTCCTCTATCACCTTATCATACTTTTCTTGTGCCGCTTTCTTCGCTGCAAGCATACCCAAATACGAATTGATTATCTTGGTAGTGATAAAGTCGTTCTTGGCGGTTGGATTACCGTTTTTGTCTAGGATGGTAGGAACCTCCATTACTGAAGGAAGGTTGCAGGTATTCTTACCATCATTTCTTGAAGTCGGGTCGAAAGTAATGGTACGTCTTTGTACCCCTCTTTCGCTTTTCATTTCAAGATAACCGAGCAAATCCAGTTCAGTAACGATGGAATTGTAGGATTTCTCACGTAAAGCAGGAATGAATACCGTATCATCACCTTCTTTTCTTGTGTCACGATGGGCAACGAAAATAATATGCTTGTTAAGCCCCGAAAGTGTTCGTGTCATCCATGAAAACTCTGCATTGATACCGCTCCAATCCCTGATGGACGGTTGCCGGCTGCCACATTTATAAGTAATGATGAAATCCATCATCTTGCCAATGGTATCTACTACAATAGTCTGATAAGCGGATAAGTCCTCTTGCAAGACCTGCTGGACATCATTCCATGAAGTGACCTGTACGGTATCTATGTTTTCCAAATGCGCCATATTCATACGTTTGACTCCGTTATCAAAGTCCAATAATAACGGTTTCGGTGCGCTCAATGCCACTGTTGATTTTCCCATACCAGCCTGACCGTAAATCATCATCTTTACAGTGGTAGGAATTACTAATTCATTTGATTTTTTAATAAGACTCATAATCGTAAAATTTAAAGGGTTTATATTACTTTCATTCTATTCAAAAATCTATTGATCGACTCCAAATTGTACCAAATCATTTTTCCATCTTTGGCAAATGAAACCTGGGCGTTATTCCTAAGTTTATCAAGGTAATCAACGCTACACCCCAAATAAGCCATCGCTTCATCCTTATTAAGCCAAAGTTTCTGTACGGATTCAACCTTTCCTCTTTTCATATCATATCTTTCAGAAATTCTATTTTCTCTTCTCTAATCCGTCTTGCCCTACGCATATCCGAATGGAAATCCTGATAAAACGTAATTGAAAACACACATAATAAACAACAGGCGATAACAGAACGGGCTATTGGTGGGAAATCCATAGTGAATTTCATGCCAGCCAAACGCTCATATAGCATGGTCGCCAGTTCTCTTCCATTTCTTACATGAAGAATCTCGAAAGCCTTCTGCAACTGGTTGTTTATTGTGCTCACAGCCCTGCATTTCAAATCGGCTATCTCCTTCTTCTCATACCCTTGTGCATACATTCGTGCCGTAATCTCGCATTCAGGTGTAAGTTCATTAAAAACTCTCCTCATAATCGTGTAAGTCGGCTGATTAATAATTGCGGATAACCTCAATATATCCGGCTTCCCTGTTAGTGTCCACCGAATACAACGTTTGCTCCTTGTCTATTATCCGGTCAATCCTTGCCAACCTGTTAAGATCAGCGGTACACCTGCGAAGCTGTCCGGCAAGCTTGTCGCTAAAGTCAAAGCTGATTCTGTCATTCTTCTTTTTCAGCTTTTTCTTGATTTCTGTTCTTTCTTTCAGTTCTTTTGCCATAAGAATAAAATTTAATTAATGATTCGTGGATGGTAAGGGAATCGAACCCCTCTCAATCGTGCCAATTGGTTGCACAGCACGAAGCTCTAACCGATAAGCTAACCATCCGATTAAAAAAGGTGCACTATCCTCACGGACGGCACACCCAGTACAAACATCAAAATAAAACACGAATATCTAATCTATTATCAGAACAATGCTTTTAACCGCATTCTTGAAATGATCAAACTTCTGTTGCAAATCACTCCAAGATTTATACCATGTTTTTTTCTCTTCAGCTAATTTTTCGTTAGCCTCTTCCAGTTCTTGCACACGCCTTACTAAATCTTCATGCGTCATGCCTCTTAATTCTTCCACTGTCATAATCGTATAAGTTTAAAACATCGTTAAAAAGGTAGGAGTCGAACCTACTTCTTGTAAGCCAGATGAATATAGAAATCAGAATATGAGTTAATACCAACAATTAATTGCTTACACGCATTCCAACAATGCTACTTCATAAATTACCGCCCGGCTGGTTTACAAGGTTATTGTGCACTCATACCCATGCGCCTTGTGCCGGATTTGAGGTCTACCTTTTAGCGGTATTACAATTTGTCATTTATTTCAACTCTTTATAAGAGATTCTTATTAGAAAAGCACATCCGGCACATATAACACCCATTATAGTGACAGAGAATATTTTCATAGGACTGTAAGTAGTGATAGCCCCGTAAAGCATACCGGCAGCGCATATACTAACCAATATGGATAAAATGAATTGGATTGTTTTCATAATCGTATAAATTTAAATAAGTACCTGTACCCTAATCGAATAGCAGAACCTTATTTCAGTTCAGTACAGGCTATATTGTCGAAAACAGTACGGACGCCTAACCCGTATGCCCACTGCTCAAAGACGATTCTTTGCGGTGTTTTCTATTAATTGTTAAACATTGCACAGCTCACAAGCTCCAACTTGCTTATGTGCGTTTGTTATCTTTGGTTGGCAAAAACGGCTTATGAATTACACCGTAATTGCTTTTACAGAATTTCAAAGAACTAGTCAATAGTACCCTACCCGATTCTCGCTATCGGTTGCCGTTCAATCCGTCTGTAGGGCTGTCGTGCGTTGCATAATCGTGTATTATGCGTATCGGCTGATACCTTGTACCCGGCATAGAGCATCGTAGTCCATGCCATCATCTTCACAAGTTTCAAAACCTTTTAAGGCATCTTCCAAACTGTCTATCTCATCCGTTATCAACTGGATAGCTTCTTTTTTGCTATCAGCATTGAACATCAGGCAGACAGCCTCTTCATCATTGTTATGGGCAGCCTCTAAATCTTTATAAAGGCTATCCAACTGCTGGTTAATCGTGTAAGCATTCATATCCATATCTTTTATGCGATTGACATCAGATTAGCTTTTTTGAAGCATCTGAATTCTTGGCGTTCAGTATC